TTGCGAAACTCGTCCATGTGACCGCGGGACTCGCGGATAGCATCGATATCCTCTTGCGTGAGTCCCTTCATCCACGGGTAGAGCGCTTCCATGCGGGCTCGAATCGCCGCATCGTCCTGCTCTTCTTTGGATGGGTTGTCGAGGCCCGAGAGCGCCCGGACACGCTTACGTTCGCGCTCCAGTTCGGCTGTCGCCGCCGCATGGTCTCGTTCGTACCGCTGTCTCGCTTCACGTTCTTTCTTCAGGTCCGCGAGCATCCCTTTGATACGAGGGTCCTCAACTGGTTCTTTCTTCCCGCCAGAGTCGGGCCGACCCGCGCCATCCGGTTTGCCGCCGCCATCACCCGCCTGTGGCTTGCCGTTGTTGTCGGCTACGGGTGTTCCACCGTCCGGGGTTCCGCCGCCGCCTCCTGCATCACCTTCAGCATCGAGGAGGACAGACATACCCAACAGACGTTCAACAAAATTCTTCAGCATCGTTCATCTACTCCGGTTTAACCTGCGTGAGCACAGGGATGACGAGCTTCGGGGAGGCGAAATACCTCCCCGCCACTCCTATCTCAAGTATAGCATAAGTGTGTACCTCAGTGGTACACTATTTGCTTGGGGGAGACTGCTTACCCGGCACTGCGAGGGGAGCCGAGTTCGTATTCGAGTTCTTCATCGCCATTCCGCCGCCCTGTGGAACTGGCGCGGGAGTTGCTTCCGTAGGCGCGGGCATGGCCTGGAGAATCTCCTGCATGTGCATGCGGAGGAACTGTTCAACAGCCGGGTTCTGCGTCATGAGGTCGCGAACCTTATCGCCATTCGCCCACTTCAGGAACTCCTGAAGATGAATCTGCGGGCTATACCAGGGTTGCCACTTCAGGGGCGTCCCATCGAGCGGTGACGGGGGTGGAGGCGGCAACGGTAGCGGAGCCGGAAGCGGACTTGACGGGTCCGTCGTTCCTGCAAGCTGCTGACTCGTGAGCCGCTGCTGCGCCTGCTGAAGTGCCTGCTCGTAGAGCGCCTGTTGCTCCTGAGCGATAGCCACGGCAGCATTCACCACGGCTTTGTTTGTCACCCACTTCTCAAATGCCGACTGTTTCTGAAGTGCCGACTGCATGTGGATGTCCAGAGTCGGGACCATCTTCGTGAGCCCGAATAACTGGAGCGCCTTGTACTGCTGGTCGGGGTCTCGCATGTTGAGGAGCCCGAGGCCATTCGCGTGTTCAACGGAGGCCCGCATACCCAGACTGGTCTTGGGCGTCGTTGAGCCGTCCTCAACCACCACCGTCACATCGCCCCCAAGGTCCGCGGCCTTGAACGTCTTGAACGTCCACTTCCGAGCCGGGGTGAAGACGGCTTGGGTGCGTTCCGCGGGTCCATAGGCTCGCTCCAATTCGAGAGCGAACTTGACCCACTCCTTATAGGCTGCGCCCCTCGACTGGAATACTGAAGCGAACCGCGCCTGCGACCGCTCCACCAACAACTGAAGCGCACTGAACGCCTCGACGCCCGCGGGCTTCATGCCCTTCAAGATGTCGAAGGTTCCGGCCAACTCCTCGATATCCCGGAGATACTGTTCCCGCAACGACATGATACTCGCGTCGATGGGGATACCCGCCCACCGTTCCGGCTTCGCGTTGCCACCCACCGTGAGGGGATTCCACTTCCACACCGCACCCGGCATCCCGGTCATGCGCTGAATCTCTGCGCCCTTTGGTTCGAGGATAACGGGGTTCGCCGTCCTCGACAGGCACAGCAACGTATGCGAGTCCAACTGATTGAGCTGGTCCTGCTTCTGGATGATAACGTCGAGAGGGCCTGAGCCCAGGATGCGCCCGCCGACCGGTTCGAACGTCGCATGAGCAAACGTGAACAGCGGCCTGCCCTTCGCGTCCTTGTAGGGCAGCGGTCCCGGCAGTCCTTCGGTATCCTCCGAGTGAACGATGAGCGGGCTCTCGTCCATGATAACTCGGAAGACCAATCCATCCGGATATTTGTCGGTGGGCTTCATCCAGACTTCGTATTCCGCTACGCCGTCTGTGTCCGCGTTGCCTCGACCGCTCCCATCGAGCCCATAGCCCGAGGTGATGCCAAGGTCATTCATCTGAGCGAGGCCGGTGAACAGCGCCAGCGAATGGTCGCTAGGCGACTTCTGCCACTTCACCTGAGAGACGACATCCTTGAGGTGCGGCTGGCTCTCGTAGTAGCGCTTTGTCCTCCAGCGTCCCCGCACCACATACGGCACATCGCTGAACCGCGTGTAGGAGTTCGGGAAGCAAATCTCCAGAGGCGACATCGCAATCGTTGCTGGCACGCCCTTGAGTTCTGTCCGCGATATCGGCTGTCCCGTGAGCGGGTCTGTCGCTGGCTGAAACGATGTACCCCCGCACGCAGGGCATTCCGGTTGAGCACCCGTCAACTCCGTGGAGTCGAAGGTCTGCCCGCACCCTTGACACGTCTCGGAGGTAATCTCTAGCGTCCCATACTTGATGTCGTAATCAAGAAACGTGTGAAGGAAGGCGTTGCCCGTCGCGCACAGCCAGAAATCGAACTCACTCATTGCTTGCGGCATGAGATGCGTCTCGTGCAGCAATACCGCAAGGTCATCTGCCGCTGCTGCCGTCGCAATCGCTTCGGGCTCCTCTCCGTTCGGGCGGATGTTCACACTGAGTGCGATGGACTGGAACATCGCACGAATGGACTGGACCGTCTCCTTACACTTGTTCGTGACAGGCCGCGGTATCCATGCCGCCATGCGCTTGTCGCGCCAGCCGCCCCACTTCTGCTGATACTCAATCCACTGCCGCCCGAGGATATACCAGATGTTCCGCTGCCACTGCCGGTGAAACACCCACTGCTGGTCAACGGTCTCGCGCTTTATCTGTTGCCAGAGTTCGAGGAGATCTTCGTCGCTATAAAGAGAGTCGTCCGGGCCGTCCCCGCCCAGGTCATCGGGACCGGCTGCTGGGGCAGAGGCGGCTTTCCGCGCCTGTTCTGCCATCGCCGTATCGAACGGCTGTGAGAGTAAGTCCGCCATTTACGCAATCGCCTTTCCGTGCTGGGTGACGCGCCCGTCTTCATCCCAATCGAGCCCCAGCTTCTTAGCCTCTTCATCGCCTACGTCATTGAACGACGGCAAGTCAGACATACTGCTGGAGGTGTCGGGAGTCGCGGGCGTATCAAGCTCGATAGTGGGGACGGAAATCTTCACGTCCATGTAGCGGTAAATCAGTTGGGCACGTTCATGCTCAAGTTGGGTGAGCCGATGCGCCATCCATTCGATGTGGGTTTTCTGAGTGGCGACTTGCCGCTCTAGTGATTCGACCGCGCCCTTCGCTTCAAGCGCTCGCCCGAGCATCTCGTCATAGTCCCGTCGCCTAATCCACATAGCTCTCCTCTATCGGATTGAAAAACCCACCCATTGGGTATAGGTCATGTTCTGGTTCCAGGTCTTTGGAGTCGTGCCGCTTGTCGTATTCGATGACGCGCTCCACGTCCGCTCGCGTCTCATCCGACATCGCGTCCCAACGGTCTTGTTCCTTCTTGGTGCGGACAGGAGCCTCTGGTTCCGGCAGTTCCGGCCACGCCATGACCGCATAACGAAGACCGTCTGGGAGTTCGTCTTTGAACTTGAAGACTTCTTCCTTGGTCTTCTTGGTGCCATCGGGCTTGCTGTTATTGGCGTAGCGATACGCCCGCATCTGCTCGATGGTGTTGGGGACGGTGTAGGCGAAGTGCAGATTCTTGGTGTAAAGCCAACTCTGTACCCTTTGGATGCCTATCTCGTGCTTGTTCTCCGCGGGGATAACGCCGATGCCCTTGAGACCGAACTCCAGACGGAGGTTTGCCTCGTTCTTGTTCGCTGCCCACTTCACATTGGTGAACCGAGCGAGCCCGAACTTCAGGGCAATGGGTGCGATGTGCTGGCTGATGGCTTTCTGGCGTTCGAGATACTCTCCAACGACCACGAGCCCCTTTGCCGTCGCCACAATCATCACCGCGCCGAACGGATGGTCCGCTCCCGAGTCGAGGCCGACAATCACGGGGCGCGACGGGTCGATAGCGGGCCACTCGGGGATGAACTTCTTCATCTCCTCCGCGGTGAGCACGGACAAGTGTTCGAGAAGCGAATAGTCGTAGACGAGGCCGGTTGCATTGCGCCGTTCCGCCTTGTACTCCTGAGCGTAGAAGGACGGCTCCATCGTCTTCTTGGCTCGCTCGATTTGCCGCATCATCACCGGGTTGGTGCGGAACAGGGGGTTCTCCTCTGTCCACCACCGTGTTGACCAGTAACCGGGCTCCTTGTAGACGAGCGCTTTCTTCTCAATCTTGTCGTAGGTCCAGTCGTAGCCGAGGACCGTGGTTGACGCGATAGCGATGCCGCCCGCTTTGATGAGGGTGGGCTCGAATACGTCGTAGGCGCGTTCGGGGCTCTGCGCGGCTTCATCGAACCAGCCGCCCGAGATACCGTGGGGGCCGCGGGCTCGTTCCGGGTCTTCCAACGAACGGAAAGCAACCATCGAGCCGTTCTTCAGGCGAAGCTCCATGTGCTCTTCACTCCACGAGGACACCCAGTCGGGATTGATTAGCTTGACAAGAGTGGGGAACGTCGAATCATGGAGAATCTTGAAGGTTGGACCCATCGCCCACCAGGTGGAGTTGGGAATCATCAACTCCTGGCGAACTGCATGAGCGCCCGCGAGCGTCTTGCCGCCGCCTCGACCCGACAGGAGCAACAATCGGTCGAATGCGCGGGGGGCCGTCAGGTTATTCGTGTGGGTCGTACCGCACTTTGGGCACACGAAGACGCCCATCGCATCGTGTTCGCCCATCGTCTTGCATTTCAGGCAAACCCGCTTGCGAAGGGCGGCGAAGAATCCGCTGTCTCCGTGGATATAGGGATTAAATAAGTAAGGCTCGTTGAGGGAGTCGCCGCAACCGGGCGGCAGGCGCACTTTCTTGATGTAAGTCGCCACTACTTACCCTTCGCGGCCTTCTCCAGTCCATGCAGGGATGCAGGCGTCTTCTTTGACTGGTATTCTTTCTTGCCGCCCGCAGCCGCCCGCTTCTCACTGAGCATGATGGCGATGGCTTGGGGGCGCGATTTGACTGTCGGGCCTGATTTGCCTCCACTATGCAAATCGCCGCTCTTGAACTTCCCCATCACTTCATCGAACGGCATAACTACTCAACCTCCGCATCAATATAGGCGGGAGTGCCGCCCGTGGTATCTGGCCGAACCTCTTGACGAGGACCATCCGGCATAACGACCTGCACTGCGACAACCGTGGACGCCACAGGAGCCGTTGCCTGCTGGTCGAATTGCTTAAAGACCGTGCCTTCCGCCATCTTGAGCGCGACCGCGGTCCGGACTTTCATGCCGTTGTTCATTCGCACGGAGTCAGCGAGGCCATTTTCCAGTTCCTTGACCACTTGATGCATCACCTGATACTGGATGCGCTCCTTCGGGTCGTAGTCGATGTCGAGCCAGCCGTTCTTCGTCGCCCGATAGACATAGGGGCTGACTGACTTCTCGGAGATTTGCAGCGCCTTGGCGATATCCGGGTCTTCCATACCCGAAAGCCGCATGGCGATAATCTGCATGGCGACCGGGCGCACCTTGGAGTTGTCCGGTAACCACCAGGAACGGGCCGGATGCCCAACTGGGGGTCGTTCGTCTCGGGCTGTCCACTCTTGGGGTAAAAGGTTTTGGGGAGAGTCAGAGTCTACCTGTGGCGTCTCAGCAACGGGCTCCGGAGGGAGGGACGGAGCCACACTCGGTTCCTTCGGCCCTAGTGTCATGGGCCGTCCTCGACGCTTGGGTACTTTCT